CTTTCAATAGATGCAGAAGCAAAAAATCCTATTGAGCAAGCTTACTTAGCTTTAAAAGCTGATGAAAGATATAAAGAATTTACAGACGTATAATAAACAATTAACAATTAAATTAAATTAAATTATGGCAAAAGAAGAAGTAATTGATCTAGCTCCAGCAGTGGACAAGATCACAGATGAACAATTAAAAGAATTACAAGGTTTAGTAGGACAAATTAATAACATCCAACTAAGCATTGGTCAATTAGAGACTCAAAAAGCAGGTATGCTTCAAGGTGTTGGAGAGCTACAGTTAAAATTAAAAGACACGCAAGCTAGTCTTGAAAAAGAATATGGTAAAGTGTCTGTTAATATTCAAGATGGATCTATTAAGCCTATAGAAGATGAAGCTGATAAGAAAGATTAGTATTGGTAAAGATTATAAAAATGAAGCTATGCATTATGCCGTGGGCCAAGAGGTCTACGGCGGGCATACTATCTGTCATATAACAGAGGAGGATAAAAAGTTTAGTATATTTATTAAGAAAAATAATGATGTACTACCTTGGAAAGACTTCAATAAGAATATGGCGGTTGCTATTGAGTATAATCTAGAATACTAAATGAGAAGCGTTTTTAACTATGTAGTTGAGCCTGTTGGTTCAAGGTACAATAATACAAAAAAAATAGACGGAAACGATCTGATATTAAATACTCAGATTTTTACTCATCAAAGTGTGAATAGGTTAGCTGTTGTTAAACATGTACCTATTATTGGTAATCACGAAATACAAGTAGGTGATTATGTTATAGTGCATCATAACGTGTTTAGAAGGTTTCACGATGTGCGAGGAAAAGAGAAAAACAGTAAAAGTTACATAGATGAAAATAACTACTTATGTGGTATTGATCAAGTCTATGCTTACAAACAAACAAAATGGATGCCTACTAAAGGATATGCTTTTGTAAAACCAATTGAATCTAATTATATATTTAGTACTAGTAAAGAACAACCGTTAAAAGGTATTTTGAAAATAGTTCAAGATAACCCACACTTAAAAGAAGGAGACTTAGTTGGCTTCACACCAAATAGTGAATATGAGTTTGTTATTGATGGGGAAAGACTTTATAGAGTTAGATCAAAAAACTTAACAATAAAGTATGAACATCAAGGAAACGAAATTGAGTATAATCCAAGCTGGGCATAAGGCAGTTGAAGAATTAATTAAAGTTGCTAAAGAAGCCATTGTTGATTCAGGAGATGATATAACAGCGGATAGATTAAAAAATGCTGCAGCTACAAAAAAGTTAGCTATTTTTGACGCTTTTGAAATACTTACTAGAATACAAGAAGAAGAAGATATGATTAATAATAAGCCTAAAGAACAAGTTGCTGAAACTTCTTTTGGTGGTTTTGCAGAGAGAAGATCTAAGTAATGTATAATCAAAGTTTGTTTAAGGTTGTAGAACCTATAAAAATAAATACCATAAAAAGACTTAATAAGTCTAAAAAATGGGAATATGGTTACAATAAAGAACATGATATAGTTGTTATAAGTAAGACTGGTCAGATTGGCGAGATATACGATATACAAAATTTTAAGGTAGCTTTACCAAAAGCTGTTAATGTCACTAAGTTTGAAAATGATAAATGGGAGGTAACAGAATACCCTAAAGAGTTAAAAAGAATAAAAACTATATTTGACTGGAAAAATTATCCTAATGATTTTAAAAGTAAATATATAGATTATATAGAAGATGAGTTTAAAAAAAGAGAGGAAGGATTTTGGTATTACAACAAAGGTGTTGAAACTTATATTACTGGCTCTCATTATATGTACTTGCAGTGGTCCAAGATTGATGTTGGGAAACCAGACTTTCGAGAAGCAAATAGATTATTCTATATATTCTGGGAAGCTTGCAAGGCAGATAAAAGATCATACGGAATGTGTTATCTTAAAAACAGACGTTCAGGTTTCTCATTTATGTCATCAGCAGTATGTGTTGACATGGCAACCATCTCTTCAGATTCTAGATTCGGTATATTATCTAAATCAGGACCCGATGCTAAAAAAATGTTTACCGACAAAGTTGTACCAATATCCGTTAATTACCCCTTCTTTTTTAAACCAATACAAGACGGTATGGACCGTCCAAAAACAGAACTTGCGTATAGAGTTCCAGCTAGTAAACTTACTAGAAGAAGCATCGTTAAAGCAAGTGATACCACAGAAATATTAACTGGGTTAGATACAACTATAGATTGGAAAAACACAGGTGACAACAGTTACGATGGTGAAAAATTAAAACTATTAGTCCACGACGAAAGTGGTAAATGGGAAAGGCCAAATAATATATTAAACAACTGGCGTGTAACTAAAACAACACTTAGGTTAGGTAGTAGAATAATTGGTAAATGTATAATGGGGTCAACCTCTAATGCTTTAGATAAAGGTGGAGACAATTTTAAAAGATTATATAAAGACTCAGACGTTACTAAAAGAAACAGGAATGGACAGACTAAGTCAGGACTCTATTCTTTGTTCATTCCTATGGAATGGAACTACGAGGGATTCATCGATTCTAATGGAGTACCTGTTTTTGACACTCCAGATGAAGAAGTGGAAGGCCCGTACGGGGAATTTATAGAAACTGGAGTAATTGATAACTGGAACAATGAAGTAGAGGGTCTTAAGAATGATCCTGATGCACTTAATGAGTTCTATAGACAGTTTCCACGTACTGAAGAACATGCTTTCAGAGATGAAACAAAAAACAGTATATTTAATTTAGCTAAAATATACGAACAAATAGATTTTAACGAAGAATTAAACGTTGCAAACTACGTTACTAAAGGTAATTTTCAATGGGTCAATGGTGTTAAAGATACAAAAGTTATATTCTACCCTGACAATAACGGTAGGTTTAGAGTTAGCTGGACACCACCATCAAATTTACAAAACAACGTTATAATAAAAAATGGTGTTAAATACCCAGGTAATGAGCACATGGGTGCTTTTGGGTGTGACAGTTACGACATATCAGGAACAGTCGATGGTATAGGTTCTAAAGGAGCTTTACACGGTTTAACTAAATTTAGTATGGAAGACGCGCCACCAAACCAATTCTTTTTAGAATATGTGTCAAGACCAGCAACTGCAGAAATATTCTTTGAAGATATGTTAATGGCTTTAGTTTTTTATGGAATGCCAATACTTGCAGAAAACAACAAACCACGTTTGCTTTATTACTTAAGAAGAAGAGGTTACAGAGGTTTCAGTATGAATAGGCCTGATAAAATCTGGAACAAACTATCTGTAGCTGAAAAAGAAGTAGGTGGAATACCTAACTCAAGTGAAGATATAAAACAAGCTCACGCCGCTGCTATTGAAATGTACATACAAGATCACGTAGGTAAAAAACAAGATGGTAGTTATGGTAAAATAAATTTTAATAGAACGCTAGAAGATTGGGCTAAGTTTGATATAAACAATAGAACAAAATTTGACGCGTCAATATCATCAGGCTTAGCTATCATGGCTTGTAATAGACACCTATATAAACCAAATGCCAGTATAAAAAAAGAAAAAATAAATTTAAAATTTGCTAGATACAAGCAGTCTGGTAACAGATCAAAACTAATAGAAAATTAATATGGCTGAGTCAGTTGTAAAAAGTTATTTTCCAAGTCAAGTCGCAAGTGACTCTGAGAAGATGGGTACCGAGTACGGGCTCAAAGTTGCTAAAGCGATAGAGAGCGAGTGGTTTAAACGCGACTCTGGTACAAATAGGTTTTACGGAAATCAAACAGAATTTCATAAATTACGTTTATACGCTCGAGGTGAGCAGTCTATACAGAAATATAAAGATGAGTTATCTATAAATGGTGACTTATCTTATCTTAATTTAGACTGGAAACCAGTGCCTATAATACCTAAGTTTGTGGATATAGTAGTAAATGGTATATCAGAAAGAGTATTTGATATAAAAGCTTACTCACAAGATCCTTACGGTATAAGCAAAAGAACAGCTTATATGGAATCTCTATTAAGAGATATGGAGACAGAAGATTTAGCAGATTTTGCTGAACAAGCGTTTGGCGTAGATATTAGAGAAAATAAAAAAGAAGATTTACCTGATTCTGTAGAAGAGCTAGAATTACATATGCAGTTAAGTTACAAACAAGCTGTTGAGCTAGCTGAAGAGCAAGCTATAAACACTGTTTTGAATGGTAACAACTATGATTTAACTAGAAGAAGAGTTAATTATGATTTAGTTACTCTAGGTATTGGTGCTTCAAAAACTACATTTTCTAAATCAGAAGGTATTAAAATTGATTACGTTGATCCAGCTAATTTAGTTTACTCTTATACTGATTCACCATACTTTGACGACGTTTATTATGTTGGTGAAGTTAAAAACGTAACTGTAAATGAGTTAAAAAAACAATTCCCTAGTTTAGAAGAAAAAGATTTAATGGATATTATTGGCCAAGGTTTTCAAAACTCTGGATTTTATAATAGAAGCTTAACAGAAGCTAATCAAGTTGACAAAAACCAAGTACAGGTTCTTTATTTTAACTATAAGACTTATGCTAACGAAGTTTACAAGGTAAAAGAAACAGCAACGGGAGCTAGTAAAATAATAGTTAAAGACGATAGTTTCAACCCATTAATGGAAATGGCTATGGAAATGAAGTACGGCAAGGTTTCTAGATCTATAGAAGTTTTATACGAAGGAGCTATTATACTAGGTACTAAAAAGTTACTTAAATGGCAGTTAGCTAAAAACATGATGAGACCTAAAAGTGATTATACTAAAGTTAAAATGAACTATAGTATGGTTGCGCCAAGAATGTACAAAGGTAGAATAGAGTCTTTGGTTAGTAGAATAACAGGGTTTGCTGATATGATTCAGCTTACACACCTTAAACTGCAACAAGTTATGTCTAGGTTAGTACCGGATGGTATATATTTAGATGCTGATGGTTTGGCTGAGATAGATTTAGGCAACGGAACTAACTACAACCCACAAGAAGCATTAAACATGTTCTTTCAAACTGGTTCTATAATTGGTAGATCGATGACTAGTGATGGAGATATGAATCCAGGTAAAGTTCCTATACAAGAAATATCTAGTGGAAATGGTGGTCAGAAAATGCAATCACTTATAGGTACTTATAATTATTATCTACAAATGATAAGAGATGTAACAGGTTTAAACGAAGCCTCAGATGCATCAACACCTTCTAAAGATGCTTTGGTTGGTGTTCAAAAAATAGCTGCCGCTAATTCAAATACAGCAACTAGACATATATTACAAAGTAGTTTGTTTTTAAGTTCTGAAGTAGCTGAATTAATAAGTTTAAGAATATCGGATGTTTTAGAGTATTCTCCAACTAAAAATGCTTTTATACAAAGTATTGGCACGCATAATGTTGCTACACTAGAAGAAATGGGTAATCTACATTTATACGATTTTGGTATATTTATAGAGCTTGCTCCTGATGAAGAAGAAAAACAAATGCTAGAGAATAATATACAGATGGCTTTACAGCAGCAAAGTATAGATCTTGAAGATGCAATAGATCTTAGAGATATAAAAAATATCAAACTAGCTAATCAACTTCTTAAAATACGTAGAAAGAAAAAGCAAGTTAAAGATATGGAGATGCAACAGCAGAACATACAAGCTCAAGCAAAGGCTAATTCACAAACGCAACAAGCCGCTGCTCAAGCAGAAGTACAAAAACAACAAGCTTTGACTAATCAAAAAATGGAGTTAATGAAAATGGAATCAGAGTTTGATTCTAAAAAACTTCAACAAGAAGCTTTACTTAAGAAAGAACTTATGAATCATGAGTTTATGATTAACCAAGAGCTTAAAAAAATGGACCTGCAATCCATTGAAACTAAAGATAAATACAAAGAAGATCGTAAAGACGATAGAACAAAAATACAAGCCTCACAACAAAGTGAGTTAATAGACCAAAGAAATAACAAAAAACCACCTAAAAACTTTGAGTCTTCAAGTAATGATATACTTGGTGGTGGATTTGGATTGAATTCATTTGATCCAAGATAATTTTTTAATTTTATAATATTATATTATGGCTGAAAATCAAGAAAATGATGTTCAAGAAGAAGTTGTAGAAACAACTAACGTTGAACAAGACTTAGTAGATCAACAAGAGGTTGAACCTAAGGTAGAAGCAGAAGTAACTGCTCCAAAAAACGAAGTTCTAGAGGATGGTACTGTTAAGTTAGATTTGACAAGCGTGGAGGACAAAGCTCCAACTAGCGCTACAAATGAATTTAAAACACCAGAAACTATAGCTGAAGTACCTCAAGAAAAACCAGTTGAAGAACAAGAGGTTGAAGAACAACCTGTTTTAGAAGAGATTACTGAAGAAGAAGTTGTTGAACAATCTCAAGAGTTAAAAGAAGATGTTGTTGAGGCAATACAAGAACAGAAAGATTCTGGTGTTGATTTACCTGAAAACATACAAAAAGTTGTAGATTTTATTGATGAAACCGGTGGTAGTTTAGAAGACTATGTTAGGTTAAATCAAGATTATTCAAACTATGAAGACAAAACTTTATTAAAAGAATACTACAAACAAACAAAGCCTCATTTAGATAATGATGAAGTTGATTTCTTAATGGAAGATAATTTCAATTATGACGAAGAAGTTGATGAGGAAAGAGAAATAAAAAGAAAAAAATTAGCGTTAAAGGAGCAAGTTGCAAATGCTAAAAACCACCTAGACGGGTTAAAGTCTAAATATTACGAAGAAATCAAAGCTGGAAGCAGGCTAGCGCCTGAGCAAAAAAAAGCAATTGATTTTTTCAATCGTTATGAACAAGAGTCAAAAGATAACGAAAAGCACCAATCTATATTCTTAAAGAAAACTGAAAATGTTTTTACTGAAAATTTCAAAGGTTTTGATTACAAAGTAGGTGAAAAGAAATATAGGTTTAATGTAAAGGATGCTGAAAAGATTAAGAATACCCAAAGCGACATTAACAATTTCACCAAGAAGTTCTTGAATGAAAAAAATGAAATGTCAGATGCAGCGGGTTATCATAAATCTTTATTTACAGCAATGAATCCTGATCTGGTTGCTAATCACTTTTACGAACAAGGCAAAGCTGATGCTATCAAGGATAGTGTTGCAAGAGCCAAAAACATTGACATGGCACCTCGTGGTACTCACGAAAAAATTGCTAATGCTAGTGGTTTTCAAGTAAAAGCTATATCTGGAGAATCTTCTAATGACTTTAAAATAAAACTTAGAAAATAATCATTTAAAAAAAATTAAAAATTATGGCTTTTAATTCAACAGGTGCTGCATTAGCGCACCTAACGCCAAGACCAGACAAATCTTTATTTGCTGGCAATTACCTGTCTAT